ATTAACATGGGAAGATGTTTACTCAAAAAAACCTGAAGAATATCTTGAAATGGTAGCTAAAGGTGAAGTTCCAAAATGGGATTCTGTTAATAAAAGGTTTATATCATCATCTGATGAAAACATTATTGTTACAGGTCAACATGAACCAATTATGGATCTTCAAGAAGATGTTATTTCTGACGACGATGATTTACCATTTTAATTAGAGTTTTTCGATTTTTACATATATATATACTCGAGGACGATATTGTCCTCGAGATTTTAATTAACCAAAAGTATCATGGCAATCAAGAAAAAAGATTTTTCAATTTCAAATATAACAAATAAGTATTCTAGTAAAATGACCTATAAACCAGATAGGTTTTTAGATTTGGGTGATGCTTTTTTAGATGCAACTGGATTACCTGGACCTGCAATAGGTCATATTAACATGTTTATAGGTCATTCAGATACTGGTAAAACAACGGCGTTATTATCTGCCGCAGCAGACGCGGTTAAAAAAGGTATTTTACCTGTTTTTATTATTACTGAACAAAAATTTGCGTTTGAGCATGCAAGTATTATGGGTTTACCTGTAAGAGAAGAAGTGGATACTGAAACAGGTGAAGTTACGTTTAATGGAGATTTTATTTTCAGAAATGATTTTGAATATATTGAACAAATTACTGATTTTATTAATGAAATGATTGATGACCAAGAAAAAGGCGAAATACCTTACGATTTATTATTTCTTTGGGATTCTGTTGGTTCTGTTCCTTGTAAAATGACTTGGGAAGGTAAAGGAGGTAAACAACACAACGCATCTGTTTTATCAGATAAAATTGGTATGGGTATTAACCAAAGAATATCTGGGTCAAGAAGAGCGGATAAACAACATACAAATACGTTAATTATTATTAATCAGCCATGGGTTGAATTACCTAGTAATCCGTATGAACAACCAAAAATAAAGGCTAAAGGTGGTGAATCAGTTTGGTTGAATTCTACATTGGTATTTAGATTTGGTAATGAGAAAAACGCAGGGACAACAAAAATACCAATCACTAGAAATAAACGAACAATTACAATAGCCGTTAGAAGTAAAATTACTGTAATGAAAAACCATGTTAATGGTATCCAATTTGGTGACGGTAAAATTATGGTTACTCCTCATGGATTCATGAGAATGAGAGAAGCGGCAGAAGAAAAACTTTCTAAGGAAAGTTACATTAAAGACCATATCGATTATGTTAGTCGATTATTTGGTGAACCAGTTTCAAGTATATCTGAGATTAAATTTGAACCAATTCCCGAAGACGAAAACGAAGAATGATTATTAACAATATCAATAATGATTAATGTCTAATGTTTTATTAGTTGACGGGGATAATTTATTAACTATAGGTTTTTATGGACTTAAAAACCATTTTTACAAGGGTAATCACATTGGTGCTTTATATCACTTTGTGAATACCCTTCGTAAAGGTATTGAAATCTACAAATTAGACAAGGTTGTTGTTTTTTGGGATGGTAAAGAAGGTTCATTATCACGTAAGAAATATTATCACCAGTATAAAGAAAACAGGAAGAGTAATGTCAAAACTGAAGAACAAATACAATCATATGAACAACAAAGAAATAGAGTTAAACAATACTTAGAAGAACTATTTGTTCGTCAAGGAGAGTACGATTTTTGTGAAACAGATGATGCGATAGCTTATTATTCTCAAAATTCTAAAAACGAGAATATAACAATATTTTCATCAGATGGTGATTTAACTCAATTAGTTTCAGAAAGTACTAGATTGTTTAATCCATCACATAGTAAGATGTATAATTTAAAAGATACATTTGTTTATAAACATGAACAAATTAGGGTCGAGAATGTTAAAATTATAAAAATACTATGTGGTGATCCTTCAGATAATATTGCAGGAATCAAAAATTTAGGTATAAAAAGATTACTTTCTGTTGTACCAGAGTTAAAAACCGAAATAATATCTTTAGATTTCATTAAAAATAGATTTAATGAACTGTTTAATTCAAAAAAACAAAACAGTACTTTTGTAACAAATTTACTAACTGGTGTTACAAAATATGGTGTTTTAGGTGAAGAATTTTTTTTATTAAACCAAAAAATAGTTAGTTTAGATGAACCATTTTTAACCGAAGAAGCAAAAGAAAATATTATGGTATTAGTAAATGATTTATTAGACCCTGAAGGTAGGTCTTATAAAAACACAATGAAAATGATGATGGAAGATGGGTTACATCTTTTATTAGCAAAATCTGACGATGCATGGGTTAATTTTTTAAATCCATTTCTAAGATTAATACGAAAAGAAAAAAATAAAAAAATAATAAAAATAAAAACACATGAATAATCAAGATTTAACTAAATTTGAGTTCCTTTTAAGTTTAGAAGGAAACATCGTTGTACAAAGATACTTTAATGTTAAAGATTACAATCCAAAAGCATTAAGATCTATGGATTTACACGAATATGTAAAAAATATTTGTGAAGAAATATCTGAACATTTGGTAATAAAAAGTTCTGATTTTCTATATGAAAACTACGAATATTATGGTGGTTTAGAAAATGTGGAAGAAACAGAAAATAGAGACAAGGAGAACTTTTTACTTGAGATTAAAATAAATGAGGACGTATTTATTCAGAGAATATTTCCGGCTTATTTTCTACATCCAAAAGTAAGATATACCGTAGATATTCGACCATATCTAAAAAGATATTTAACTGACCTTACAGATATTTTATCTTCAAGAGAATTGGAAACAACATATTTAAATTACGAACTTTAAAAAAAATAAAATGAACGACAAAAATTTTGGTACTCTTGGTACATTATTTCAACAATCCTTATTAAGAGCAATTATAGAGGATAAAAAGTATGGTGAACAAATAATAGATGTAATTGAGAGTAAATATTTCGACAATGTTTCATTTAGATTCATTTGTGAAAATATTAAAGAATATTATACAAAGTATTCTAAAACACCAAATTTTGAATCATTATCATTAAAGATGACTTCTGAATTTAATTCTATAGAAAATGGTAGAATTCATTTAGATACTTTAGAAGGCATTAAAAATAATAAAGAAGAAACTGAAATAGTTAAAGATGAGGCATTAAATTTTTGTAAACAACAGAATTTAAAAAAGGAATTAAAAAAAATAAATTCAATAATTGATAACGGTAAATTTCATGAATATCCTACCATTGAAAATATCATACAAAAAGCGTTACAGGTTGGATTACCTGTAGAAGAATCAACTGATATATTTGATGATATAGATGTTGCTTTAGACGGGACTAATAGAGAAACCTTACCAACAGGTATTAGTGGTGTTGATAACATGTTAAAAGGTGGTATAGGTAGGGGTGAACTTGGAATAGTACTGGCACCAACAGGAGTTGGAAAAACTAGTATGTTAACTAAGTTCTCTAATTCAGCGTATAACCATGATTTTCATGTTTTACAAATATTTTTTGAAGATAATCAAGTAAATATAAAAAGGAAACATTTTACCATTTGGTCGGGTATTGAACCTGATGAACAATCTCATAGAAGGGAAGAAGTGAAAGAAATGATTAATGGGGTTAAAAAAAGAAGTAAAGGTTCACTAAGTTTATTAAAATTACCAAGTGATTCAGTAACTATTTCTGATATTAAATCTAGAATTAGAAAACACATTTCTGATGGTAAAAAGGTCGATCTATTAGTTATAGATTATGTTGATTGTATTGTACCTGAAAAAACAAATTATAACGAAGAATGGAAAGGTGAGGGATCGGTAATGAGGAGTTTAGAATCAATGACAAGTGAATTTAATATTGCAATATGGACGGCAACACAAGGAAATAGAAATTCAATTTCTTCTGAAGTTGTCACAACTAATCAAATGGGGGGTTCCATAAAAAAGGCACAAATTGGTCATATTGTTTTGTCTATCGGTAAAACAATGGAACAAAAAGAACACAATTTAGCTACGTTAACTTTGTTAAAGTCACGTATTGGACAAGATGGTGTTATATGGAATAATTGTAAATTTGATAATAAATTACTTGAAATAGATACAGAAACACAGACAACATTACTTGGACATAAAGAAGAACAAGTAAAAACTAACATGAATAGGGCAGTAGAGGTCTTTAAACAAAGACAAGAAATGTTAAACCGTAATTAAAAAAATATATTAAAATGATTGAAAAAATTTTAGAAGAAAACAAGGGACGTTTTGTCCTTTTTCCTATCGAACATAACGATATTTGGAACTACTATAAACAACAAGAAGCGTGTTTTTGGACCGCTGAAGAGATTGATTTAGGTCAAGATATCACTGATTGGGAAAATAAATTAAACGATGATGAGAAATATTTTGTTAAAAACGTATTAGCGTTTTTTGCAGCATCAGACGGTATTGTAAATGAAAATTTAGCTATGAATTTTGTTAATGAAGTACAATATACTGAAGCAAAGTTCTTTTATGGTTTTCAAATAATGATGGAAAATATACATAGTGAAACATATTCATTATTAATTGACACATATATAAAAGATAAATCAGAGCAAAACCATTTATTTAATGCAGTTGACACAATACCATCTGTTAAGAAGAAAGCTGATTGGGCAATGAAATGGATTAATTCTGAATCATTTGTTGAAAGATTAGTTGCATTTGCAGCAGTTGAAGGTATATTTTTTTCAGGTTCTTTTTGTTCTATTTTTTGGTTAAAAAAACGAGGATTAATGCCTGGTTTAACTTTTTCCAATGAACTTATTTCAAGGGATGAAGGTATGCATTGTGATTTTGCTTGTCATTTATATATGAACCATATAACTAATAAATTAACGGATGAAAGAATTAAAGAAGTTATATGTGGAGCATTAGAAATTGAAAAAGAATTTATTCTTGAATCTTTACCTGTTAGTCTTATTGGTATGAATTCAAAATTAATGTCACAATATTTAGAATTTGTTACTGACAGATTATTAGTTTCTTTAGGTGTGTCTAAAGTTTATAACACTGCAAATCCATTTGATTTTATGGAGAACATAGCAATTCAAGGTAAAACTAATTTTTTTGAAAAAAGAGTTGCCGAATATCAAAAAGCAGGAATTATGACTAATAGTTCAATTGATGACATAAATAATATTGACGACATAGAATTTTAATAAAAAATGAAGGTAAAAAAAAGAGACGGTTCCTTAGAGGAAATGAGATATGATAAAATTACAAAAAGAATACAATATTTTTGTGATGATTTAGATAAAGAATATATTGATCCAACATTAATTACTTTAAAAGTAACACAAGGGATATATGATGGTATTACTACAAATGAATTAGATACGTTAGCAGCAGAAACTGCGGCTTCACTTGTGACAACACATCCTGATTACGCAAAATTAGCAGGAAGGTTAGCGGTATCTAATTTACATAAAACAACACCAAAAAAATTCTCACAATCTATTAAAGAATTATATTCGTTTGTTGAATCAAAAACAGGTAAAGAA